TTGGTTCTCTTTAGCTTCTCTCTCTGCCTGTTGTAGCCTCTCTTCTGAGACAACAATTACACGTGTGGGAGCAAAAAAGCTATCAAATAATGATGTGTACATTTAACAAAAAAAGTAAGTGGATTCAATTACCTCGGACGGTTTAAGGTCTCCGATAATCGGTGGTTCAGATTCAGCACCTATCTGGTAAGCGAAATCTGTTAGGTAATCATGCTCTGCGAACAGGTGCATGTATGTTTCTCTGACAATTCTGGATAACTCTGTCATGTCGGTAGCTCTACATAGAACTGAATCATGTATTAGAGCTATAGGATTATTAAACTTAAGAGTAGATAGACATAATAGACTTGCATCTAATGAGTGTATTAGGTTAGGAGCTGTAGCAGCTTTATGTCTAGCCTTATCAACCTTGTCACTATCTCCAGTACCAACTCTCATGTTGCACTGACCTAATACTTGTAAGGTTATACGTTCATACTCTTGCTTAAATATTTTCTGAGAGACAACAAATCCTGATGGTGTTACCCATTCAAGATAAGTAGCTCCACGCTTAATAGCTTTACTAACCTCATCTTCTATCCATTTCATAACAGACATAGGTCCAGGAAATATCTCATGTGTAGCATCACGCAACGCATGAGTAATCTTAGTTACATCATCTTTAGGTATATCTAAGTCCTTACCTTTAGCTGTTTGGAAGTTTGTAATATCAAACTCTTTAGTACATAAGGCTTCATATGTGTACCTCCAGTTGCTTTGAAATTTTGCATTGTAAGGTATTGTCATGACTAGCCTTTTGGCTACCTTTCTATCTACATATTTCTTCCACAATTCAGGACAAGCTGGTACAGCCTGTTCAGCTACTGCTTTATAAGCGTCTTGTGGTCTATCAGAAGGCACCACATTGACGAGTTGTGCTGTCTTTTTATCTCTAGCTAATCCAGCTAAGATCTGTAGACCACTACATGTAGCGTCTGTTGCTATAGGTAATCCAGTGCTAATGCGATCTCTCTTTATAACACAGTGATACATTTCATCACATGCAGCTAAGAATTGCCAAGGCTCCTCAACTTCTTCCCAATTAGGTAGAGAATCTATTGGTTCACATGCAATTCTTTCTATTAACCATTCATTCTCATAAGTCCAAGCAAGTCTATCATCAAGAGTCTCTTTATCTAGACCATATGTTGTAGCTACTTGAAACCTTATCCATCTCTCTGCCTCATCATCCATGAAGGATTCATCAGCAAATCTTATTAAACTCTTTCCAAAGTCTGTATCTTGTGGGGTTAATAGTGAAGGTATAGGATAAACTCTACCTCGGTAATCAAAAGACCACGGTATATAGAACTTCTCTTTATTCTTAAAGCGTTCTACTGTCTCCATCGTCATCCTTGTACGACAAGACTTCTTAAACTCTTGAGCCTGTCTATTCCTTACCTCAGTAACTGCCTTCTTCCAAGCAAATCGAACTTCTTTATCCTCTATATTGGCTGGCTTAGGCGGTAGGTCGTGATTACATATCGGCTGAAATTTACCTACACTTCTACCCTTCCGTTGGAGTATTTCAGCGACCTCAACAACGAAAGGGTTCAGGGTATAAGCAACCTTTTGTATTTTATTAAGGAACTCAAAAGGCTTTTCTCCCTGTATAGATGACGAGTTGCTCCTTCTAACCATATCGTGACCACGGATCACCTCGTTAAGCAAGTAACCACCTGGCTTTTCAGGTGTCCAGTCATTTGGCTCAATTAACATGGGCCAAGCGAGTGGGCTGAACAATTCAGCATTGTACATGACCTGATCTTTAACGGCAATAAATTCAGGTGTAGGTACTACATAGTTCATACGCTTAAGTCCCAGCTGTCTCATCTCTGGCTCAAACCATTTACTGACAGACAACAAACAATCCAATAGCCAGCCACCTAAGCGCACACGATTAGCAGCTCCCCATGTATTCCATTTCTGCACTTCATAACGATTCATTAAGGTTTGTATTACTACTACCTTCTGATCAGTACCTATGGATTTATGCCAATAGTTCTTCTTAAGAATGTTAAGTAAACCTGGTGCATGTTTCTCATAGTGACGCATCTGGCATTCGTTCTCTACACCTTTACCAATCGCCTCAGCTATCCTTGTTAATTGATTACTACCTTCCTTGATAGAAAATACTTTATCAATGGTTATCTTACATGTAATAGCAGCAGCTGCGAGTGGTTCAATATCTGCTAAGTATTGATGAATCTCTTTAAAAGCTCTACCATTATGTCTTTCATGAATCCTTGAATTGGTTTCCTTAATCCTTTCAACAACTAATGGTAGTAAAGCATCAATCGTTGTTATACCATAGATAGAAGCTGAAGCATATGACTTCTCTTCTAAGTTCTTAGTATTGTCTCTAAGTCTTTTTAATCCTTGAGCAATGGCATCACGTTCATGATTGATTTGCTCATCTATTTGAGCAGGTGTTGGCATTAGTTTAAATCATCAATAAGTTGTTCTTCCATAAGTTTTATTAATTCATCCCTGTATGGATGATTCTTTACGTCCCTGATTAACTCAGCTAGACGTATCTGCTTTGTTCGTTTGTTCACGGTTCTCTGGGTGTGGTGTTAGTTTATGTATAGCTTCGTGGTCACACACTACAAATTCATGTGTATTCACTAGCTGTCTGATCTTATTCTCTGCAGCACGTCTATACTTATATGAGTATTCCTTAACCTTACCAGTCTTTAATGATGTAGCTCTGATTACGCATTCATGGCTACTAGGTAATAACCAATTAGCTATGTAAAATGCATAGAACTGATCGTATGGTATAGATGGAAAGTACTCATACTCTGTATCTGCTACAGCTCTCCAATTGTTTGGATAGTACTGTTTAGATTTCTTCTTCATAGTCGCTCCATGTCCATACTTTACGTGTGTCCTCGTCTTCACAAGGTATTACGTCCTTGAGTTCTTCATCGACTAACCCTGCTAAATTGATAGCACGATAGCCAGCTTCGATGTTATCTGCACCTTGTACTATGTACTCATTCTTGTTAGTTAGCACGACAAATCTCCTAAGTGGAATGTCACTTAAGCGCGCGTGATTGTGAAGATTCATTGTTAATTAGTGTGTTTAAGTTTACGTACTAATTGTTTAGTTCTAGCTTTAGCTTGGCGTAATTGTTGTGGCTTACGTCTGCCTTTGTTCTTGCGTTTAGTATCCGCGTCCTTGAACTTTAATATAATATTCATTTAGTAGTTTCTCCTTCAATGTGTGTACTTCCTTGCTACTCATAGTGCAAGAACTAGGACGCAGATTGATATGGTTAAATCTACCAATGAGATGTATAAGTTCAGCACTGTTTAAATTCAATTAACCTCCTTGATAGTGTTATGGTAAGGGATGTGTGAATCCCTCATCCAGCCCACGCATGGGCTAGAGGAGAGAATCTATGCTGTGTAAGCAATAGCTGGATCAGTCTTTGATGAATAAGT